GCCTTGATCCATCGCTTGTGACCCAGGCTAGCGCTAAGGCAACCGCTAAGTTACTCAAAAAGTACCACAAGAACACGCAGGCCCTTCAAGGCCTCGTGTTCTTGGGGGAAATTAGGGAAACCATGGCGTTGGTCTTACGACCTGCTAAGGGTATACACAACTTGCTGCAACAGTACTTACGTGCTGTTACCCCTTCCGTTGCGCATTACAAGCGTGGTGGATTGTCGTTTAGCAAAGTTACTTCGCGCCTCTCCGACGAATGGCTCCAATATTCGTTCGGTTTGGCACCGTTGATTAATGATGCTAACAATGTTGCTAATTTTTACAATCATTGGAACGAGCCTAAGGTAGGTTTTATTCCTATCGTGGCCGTGGCGGGGGCTGAGTCAGCCAATCCGCCTAGTGTACGCCGACAGTCCTTTCCGGACGGTTGGTTTTTGCAGTACACATCCTTGGTTGGGCAACAGGTGACCGTGAAACTCCGTACAGCAATTCGTGCTACTGCGGGCCCGGGCGCTATTGCTAGCGCTCTGGGTACGTCGTGGCGCGATTTTTCTCCCGCTGTTTGGGAGCTGCTGCCCTGGAGCTTTTTCATCGACTACTTCACCAATGTTGGTGATATTATCGATGCATGGTCGTATGCAGGTGTGTTTACGGAGGGGATTCAACAAACCGTCATTAGAGACCGTAAATCGCGTCTCGAAGGATGGAACTGGGATTTTCATCCAGTGAGTCCCCAACTCTACAGTGGGCCTGCGTCCAGTATAGCGGATGTCAGTGTCTACCAGAGAGCGAAACAGATCGATAGGACTAAGCTCTCGTCCTTACCGATCCCACCAATCCAGGTTTCCACTGGGCTTAGTCCGACGAGATGGGCCAATATTTTGGCCCTCTCTAGGAATAATACGCCGGTGTATCAACGCCGGTGAGCCAGGTCTGGATTTTCTTTCGTTAATCTAACCCAAAAGGAAAGACGAAATGTCTATTTCCCTTACAACCCCCGTTACGGGCGGTGCTCAGACTGGGTTCACCTCTCCTACCTATACGATCACTACGGATACCCCGGTTCAAGGGGCAGCCAAATCGTGGGTCGTATCAGGTTTGGGTGGTACCCAGGCAGGCGTTACGTCGCATAGCATCGCGCGACCGTTCACCATCTCGTGGTTTCCGAGCAAGAATGCAACCTTGCCGGCCCCGGATGCGAACGGTATCGTGCGAAACGTTCCGCGTAACGTGCATCAGCTGATCGTCCGAGCCGGCGTTCTGCCGCTCTCGGGTCAGGCGAACCAGGTTGCCCTGGCTCGTGTCCGTTTCGAGATCCCTGCGGGATCCGATACGGCTGACGCTGCACAGATTCGGGCGTTGTGCTCGGCTCTGGTCGGTGTCCTGAACCAAAACTCTGCAGGTTACGGTGATACGCTTATCAATGGCGTAGTCTAAGTTCCTTGTTTGGGCGCAATGCCCTTCAAGAGTTGATTAGCTGATTCCCACGAGATGTCTGTCGTGGGTCCTGTTGTCTCCGATCTCTTACCTCACTATGGTTAAGGAGGCTGTTTGAGCATTTCTACTAATGTTCTTTCACGTGTTGTCACCGACTGCGAGGATAATAAACTCGCTGACTTCCACGGGTTGTCTAATGAAGAGTTGTCGCAAGCCACGTTCGCTGCTAAACGAGCCCTCATGGCGAAGGTTCTGAGTAAATTAGAACCTTCAGCAGAGGATCGTCAGCGTGCTGATGTTGCGGCGATTGAACTCTTTGTCAGAAACAACCAGCGTATGCGGGAATTCCGCATTTGGGAGACTTACGTTCCAGAACGATGGGAGGATGAGTTAGTCGGCTGTTTTAAGAAGGCCGTGTACGATTTCTTCTATCCGTCTGGTGACCCACTGGTCTTATCTTTAGGCCAGATTTTTCATCAAGGGTCGTTGGGGGCCGGTAGTAATTTATCGGCATTGGGCACCGACTTCTACACGAAGTTGTTCAGCTCGCCCCTTGGCGTGACAACGGTGGCTTTGTACGACGCATACAGTGCTAGTATCAAGGATCTGCCCTTATGGGAGGACGCCGAAAATCGGCGTAAACTCCTGGGGTACAGCCTGGACTACCACCACACGAGCAGGGTGACTTGTGTTCCGAAGAACGTCACTATATCTCGTACGATCTGTGTCGAACCTACTCTAAATATGTTTTATCAATTAGGGTTAGGCACGATACTCCGTGGACGCCTTAAAACAGCGTTCGGGATCGATTTGGCGTCGCAGCCAGAGAGAAACCGCGAACTAGCTCGGGCTGGCTCTATTGATGATACTTTATGTACCATTGATTTGAGTTCAGCTTCTGATTCAATATCTCTTTCACTCTTCCGTGACTTGGTGCCTCGGTATCAAGCCGCGTTCTTTGAGTTGCTAAGGGCTCAGCGTGCCAGTCTTCCTGATGGTACGGAGTTAGAGCTAGGTATGCTGAGTACGATGGGGAATGGTTTCACCTTTCCCTTTCAAACGATGCTGTTTAGCTGTATGGTGAAGGCCTCCTATGCTTTTGTCGGACGTAAGTTCGGCCGAGCTGGGACTGAATGGTCTGTTTTTGGTGACGATATTATTTGTCACCGCGATTGTGTGCGACCATTACTCCGGTTGCTACAGTTGACAGGCTTTACGGTCAATGGAGACAAGACCTTTGTTGAAGGTCCGTTCCGGGAGTCCTGTGGTTGTGACTTCTATCGAGGTCACAATATCCGACCAGTCTATATAAGAAAGCTGGCGTCACAGGAAGACCGTTATACAACTATCAACCGCCTGGTTGAATGGTGCGCCCAGACTGGATTGAGGCTCCATGAAACTGTCTCTTATCTGAAGAGTACAGTCAAGTGGCGTCCTGTCCCGTTTGGTTACGGCCATTCATCAGGTGTCGCGGTCCCTCTCAACCTCGCGACTGGGCTGAAAGCTAATCGTAACGGAACGCTGTTAGTTCACGTACGTGAAGCCGTAGCCCGGAAGTTACGTGTGGAGGGTTCCCGTGTGGTGGTCCCAAAAGGTGAGAAAGCGCGTCAGTTTAATGACGCTGGACTCATTCTTGCGATCCTCCATGGTTGTTATGGACGAGACGGTATCGGTGTAAGATCTACACAAACCCGGTATCGTACACGAGCT